TAGAACTTGTAGACCAATTGGAAGATAAGATGAAACTTATCGAACTATGTTTTACGATGGCTTATGATGCGAAGATAAATTTTAATGATGTATTCTTTCAGGTGAGAACTTGGGATGCAATCATTTATAATTATTTGAAAAAAAGGAATATTGTTATTCCCCCCAAAGACCGTTCAGAAAAGAGTGATAAATTTGCGGGGGCATATGTTAAGGAACCGATTACAGGAAAGTATGATTGGGTTGTATCATTTGACCTTAACTCATTGTATCCTCATTTGATTATGCAATATAACATCTCTCCAGAAACTCTTCTGGATGAGAGACATCCCAGCGCAACTGTTGATAAAATTTTACAACGACAAGTTGATCTTGAGAAATATAGTGATTATGCTGTATGTCCTAATGGTGCTATGTATCGTAAAGACGTTCGTGGATTTCTTCCAGAACTAATGGAGAAAATGTATAATGACCGTGTAATCTTCAAGAAAAAGATGTTGGAGGCAAAACAGCAATACGAAAAGACGAAGACGAAAGAATTGGAAAGAGAAATTTCTAGATGTAACAATATCCAAATGGCAAAAAAGATTTCTCTTAATAGTGCTTATGGTGCTATTGGAAATCAGTATTTCAGGTATTATAAACTAGCAAATGCTGAAGCAATTACAATGTCTGGACAAGTTTCCATTCGTTGGATTGAATGTAAAATGAATTCATACCTAAACAAAATTCTTAAAACAAATGATGTTGATTATGTTATTGCTTCTGATACTGATTCTATTTACCTTAATATGGGTCCTTTTGTTGAGACTGTATACAAAGGAAGAGAAAAAACTACTGAGGAAATTGTTGGGTTCCTTGATAAGGTCTGTGAGGTGGAATTTGAAAAATATATTGAGAGTTCTTACCAAGAACTGGCGGACTATGTGAATGCCTACGACCAGAAGATGCAGATGAAACGGGAGAATATTGCCGACCGTGGAATCTGGACTGCTAAAAAACGTTATATCTTGAATGTCTGGGATAGTGAAGGTGTTAGGTATGATGAACCTAAATTAAAGATTATGGGACTGGAAGCAGTTAAATCTTCTACTCCTGCCCCTTGTCGTCAAAAGATTAAGGATGCTCTTAAAATTGTGATGACTAAAACGGAAGACGAAATGATTTCTTTTATAGATAATTTTCGTAAAGCATTTAATGAACTTCCCCCAGAAGAAATTTCATTTCCACGTTCAATTAATGACGTAGATAAACATAAATCTTCATCAACTCTTTATTGTAAGGGAACTCCAATTCACGCAAGAGGAGCAATTCTTTATAATCATCTAATTAAAGAAAAGAAATTGGATAAAAAGTATGCAAAGATTCAAAATGGTGAGAAGATTAAATTTTGTTATTTGAAACTTCCAAATCCAATTCGTGAAAATGTTATTTCTTATATTCAAGAATTTCCAAAGGAATTTGGACTAGACAAATACATTGATTATGACTTACAATTCAGTAAAGCATTTTTAGAACCAATGAAAGTAATTTTGGATGCAATTAACTGGAGAGTAGAAAAAACAGTAAACCTTGAATCATTTTTTAACTAATGGACTTTTTAAAAGATATTGTAAAAGAAATCGGTGGAGAATACACACAACTGGCATCAGATATTGACGAGACTGAAACTTATGTGGACACGGGTTCGTACATATTTAATGCTCTTGTATCTGGGAGTATCTTTGGTGGCGTATCTGGTAATAAAATCACTGCAATCGCAGGTGAAAGTAGTACTGGAAAAACTTTCTTTAGTTTGGCAGTGGTCAAAAATTTTCTTGATAATAATCCTACTGGATACTGCTTGTATTTTGATACTGAGGCTGCAATCACCAGATCCTTACTGGAGAGTAGAGGTATCGACACAAGTAGAGTGGTTGTTGTCAACGTGGTCACAGTTGAAGAATTTCGTGGCACGGCACTAAAGGCAGTTGACCTTTACCTAAAGAAACCTGAAGGGGAACGTAGTCCTTGTATGTTTGTTCTGGATTCTTTAGGTATGCTTTCCACCAGTAAAGAGATTAGTGATGCCCTGAATGACAAAGAAGTTAGGGACATGACCAAATCTCAACTCATTAAAGGTGCATTCCGTATGGTTACATTGAAACTCGGAAAGGCAAAAATTCCTATGATTGTAACCAATCACACCTATGATGTTATTGGTGCTTATGTTCCAACAAAAGAAATGGGTGGTGGTAGTGGTCTTAAGTATGCTGCTTCTACCATCATTCATCTCTCAAAGAAAAAGGAGAAGGAAGGAACAGAAGTCATTGGAAACATTATCAAGGCAAAGACTGCTAAGTCGCGTTTAAGTAAGGAAAATCAAGACGTTGAAATCCGTTTGTTCTATGATGAGCGTGGTCTTGATAGGTATTATGGTTTGCTTGAACTTGGAGAATTGGGTGGGTTGTGGAAGAATGTTGCTGGTAGGTACGAAATGGATGGTAAAAAACTTTACGCAAAAGAAATATTGAAAAATCCAGAAAAGTATTTTACTCCAGAAGTAATGCAAGCACTTGACGAAATCGCAAGAAAAGAGTTTAGTTATGGATGATGAAAAACATTCGAGTTATAAAAACTGGAATTGATGTATCTAAAATATTAGAACAAATAAAGAAGAACCCAGAAGATTGGGGTTCGCAAAAAAACATCAAAGATAAAAAAATAGAACAACTTGACCCAACAAAATATACTGTTACAGTTGATGTTCTTCAATTAATAATTGGAGGAATAGAAAAGGAAGGGCAATATGTTGGTGATACTGAAATTTGTATTCAAACCCCAGCATACGAAAAACACACAGAAGTTCTTAAATTCTTAAAGACATATTTTAAGAAAATACGTCGTTGTGCTTTTCTTTCTTTGCCTGTTGGTGAAATAGTAGGTTCTCATATTGATGAGGGAACTTATTATCTCACAAAAGATAGATACCACCTTTCCATTCAGGGAAAATACAGGTATAGTGTAGGGGATGAAACTATGATTGTTGAACCAGGAACTTTTTTCTGGTTTAATAATAAACTTCCCCATAGTGCTGAAAATATTGGTGATGAGGTTAGAATTACTTTTGTATTTGATGCCCCACACCACAAACGAAATCCATAGTTAGAGGAGTAATGGAAAAAGTCGAAACTACTATTTTGAGAAATTTACTTTTCAATAATGATTATTGTAGAAAAGTATTACCTTTTATTAAAAATGAATATTTTGAAAACCTTCACGAAAAAGTAGTTTTTGAAGAGATTTGTAAATTTATCGTTGCTTACGAGCAACTCGCATCAAAAGAAGTTCTTTTAATTGAAACAGAAAAAAGAACTGATATTACAGAAGATACCTATAAAATTATTTGTGATTATATTTCCAATCTTAATGATGACCCAGCAGATAAACAATGGTTGATAGATACTACTGAAAAGTGGTGTAAAGACCGAGCAATTTATCTTGCTCTTATGGAAAGTATCAAAATTGCTGATGGACAAGATGAAAAGAAGTCTAGAGATTCCATTCCAACAATTTTACAAGAAGCACTTGCTATTGGATTTGATAGCCACATTGGACACGATTACTTAAAAGATTACCAAGAACGATATGACTCTTATCACAGAAAAGAAGATAAAATCTCATTTGATTTGGAATATTTTAACAAAATTACCAAAGGGGGTATCCCTAACAAAACTCTTAATATCGCACTTGCTGGTACGGGTGTCGGGAAATCTTTATTCATGTGCCATGTGGCTAGCTCCGTCTTGCTCCAAGGACGGAACGTATTGTACATTACGCTTGAAATGGCAGAGGAGAAAATTGCTGAACGAATTGACGCAAACCTTTTGAATGTAAATATTAAAGATATCGAAACATTACCAAAAATGATGTTTGATACGAAAGTAAATAGTATTGCGAAGAAGACACAAGGAACTTTAATTATTAAAGAATATCCAACTGCTTCCGCACACGCAGGACATTTTAGGGCACTTCTAAATGAACTCTCTCTTAAGAAATCATTTAAACCTGATATTATTTTTATTGACTACCTTAATATTTGTGGGTCCTCAAGGTATAAGAGTAATTTTTCAGTCAATTCTTACTCTTATGTTAAAGCAATTGCAGAAGAACTTCGTGGTCTTGCGGTTGAAGCAAATGTTCCAATTGTTTCCGCTACCCAGACTACTCGTAGTGGTTTTTCTAGCTCTGATCCTGACCTTACTGATACTAGTGAATCCTTTGGTCTTCCTGCTACTGCTGATCTTATGTTTGCCCTTATTAGCACGGAAGAGTTAGAAGGGTTGGGTCAGATTATGGTGAAACAATTGAAGAATAGATATAATGACCCAACAATGAATAAAAGATTTGTAGTTGGGATTGATAGAGCAAAAATGCGTCTTTATGATGTAGAACAAAGTGCTCAAAAAGATATACTTGACTCTGGACAAGAGGAAGAGTATACTTATGAAGAAGACAAAAAAACAGACAAATTCTCGGGATTTAAATTTTAAATAATATGACACAACGAATTGATTTTGGTAAATATCAAAACTTTGTAGATGCCGTTACGAGTGACGCATCCAAAGATTTTCTTGCTCTTTCTGACCGTATGGTGGAACTTGATGAGAAAGGTGCTAATATTGAAAGACTTTTGACTGCTGGTGTCGGCATTAATGCCGAGGGTGGTGAGTTTTTGGAAATCGTAAAGAAAATGCTATTTCAGGGTAAACCTTGGAACGATGAGACTCGCACTCACTTAATCAAGGAACTTGGAGATACTCTGTGGTATGTTGCTCAGGCTTGCATTGCTCTTGAAGTTTCTTTTGATGAAGTTATTCAAACTAATATTGATAAACTAATGAAGCGTTATCCCGAAGGATTTTTTGACGCATATTATAGTGAAAATCGTGAGGTAGGAGACATCTGATGAGTAAAAATGTAAGTATTGAAATTGATTTGATTTCTGCGGCAACAATCCGACAAGTTCTTTTTAATTCACAAAAAGACCATAGTTATGAATTTCCAACGGAAAGGATTATCAAAATTCGAGAAGTGATTAGTCTTCTCGATGAAAAGATTGAAGAACAAGTAGAAGAATAAAAATCAACCCCTCTTTCTAAATACAAGAAAGAGGGGGATTTTTTATGGCTAATCCAGCACTAGCAGGAAAACAATATGAGATTACTCTTAGAAATAAATTAAAATCAGTTTTTAAAAATATTCCAAAAAATGCTGGATTTGGAAGTGGTCCAGACTTAACTATACCTTCTGCTACTAATCCAGGGCAGGCACTTTTGGTTGAAGCAAAAACAACCACACAGTCTGATTTTGGACAGAAGGCAATAACTTTTAATGGAACTTCTTGGGTGGCAAAATTTGATGGAACAGAACCACAATCAATAGTTGGTTTGTATAATTATCTCTATTCGCAATATGATGTAGATAGAAAAATACAACAAGCTTGGGGATTACCAGGAAATAAGTTGTCTGCGACTGAATTACAAGAAATTGTTAATAATCAAAAGCTTTGTAGTAAAGCATCATTTTATAGGTATCTCTTGAGTCTCAAGAGATCTCAGAAATTAGTTGTTGAGACTGTAAATTGAGACTAATTGAGACTTAAGTAATAAAAAGGGTTGGGAGGTTTAGGCCTCCCAACTCCCTATAAAAAGAGTGGTTTATGTTAGGATGTAAACTAACATAAACCCAAGATGGTAGTTGATAATCCAACTATAAAGCACTTCCAGCGGACATTGTTGTCATCCTTGCTCTTTGAACAAGAATAACAATAGCGCCGAATAGAAGAACAATAGCAGCAACAAGTAATACTGTTGGAATTTTAGCAGATACGTTATTTATTCCTGCTGAATAATTCGAAACCATATCATTTGTAACGTTATAATGAGCCGATCCTGTAGTCATTATACCTGCACCCATTAAAGTATCAATTATTAAATAACTGACGATAACAAGAATAACTAAACCAACAATACCTCCGATAATACCAGAGATTAATTGTCCTTTTTTATTCTTTGTATTGAATATGTTTTTCATTGATTAATAACCTCCATT